GAGATGAGATGTGATCCTAAATGGTCAGCACCGTATCCATACTTATTTGTGACACCTGTTGAGCGAAAAGACCATACCGTTGCAAGAGTTGGAGATGAAGAAGAAAATCTTGGAGTTATTGCATACATTCATGAGAATAAAAACTTCTCAGTAGGAGATACAGTTGTGTTTGAGAAAGACATGGAGTATGAGTTCGAAATCGACGATCAGAAGATGTATAGAATGCAAATCAAGAACTTATGCATGAAACTATAAAACAAACCAAAGATAGATTATTCAAAGCCGGTGATAAGGCGATTGATGAATTAATAAAAGTATTGGAAGATCCAATTCTGGGTAATGCAATGCTGAAGGAAGGAAAAGAAGTATCTGCTGATAAGATGAAAAACGCTGCGGCAGCAAAACGCCTTGCATTTGATGATGCTCTTTATATGATTGAAAAGATCGAAAAAGAGCGAGAAAAAATTGACGAATCAGACGAGCCAAAAATTACGGCTGGAGCTGGAGGATCATTCATACCTGGAAGAAATGCTAGTAGACAGTAAATACGCCCTATATCAAACATTGCGCGACCATGTGTCATCTCAAATGATGTTTCATCGAAACAAGCATAAGAAATGGGAGTATGGTTACGACAAGGAATACGACATGGTTGTTATCTCCAAAGATGGAACCGTGGGTGAAATAATTGAAATCAACCATTTAAAAATCGCTCTTCCGTTACAGCCTGATTATGGAATTCAAAATACTGAAGGAAGATGGATACCACAGGAGTATCCGAAAGAGCTTTCGAAAATAAAAGATACATTCCAGTGGAACCGTCAAGATAACCATTTTAAAAACAAATGGGTAGGATACATCGAGGAAGAGTTCAACCGAAGAGAATTGGGTCACTGGTTTATAAACAAAGGAGTACCAACATATATCACAGGAACTCACTACATGTACTTACAGTGGTCCAAGATCGATATTGGTCTTCCTGACTTCCGTGAATCAAATAGAATATTCTTCATCTTCTGGGAAGCATGTGTAGCTGACAATCGTTCGTTCGGTATGTGCTATTTGAAAAACAGACGTTCTGGATTCTCGTTCATGAGTTCGGCAGAAATTGCTGATACCGCAACCATTTCTTATGATGCTCGATTAGGTATTTGTTCTAAAACTGGACCGGATGCTAAGAAGATGTTTACTGACAAGGTAGTTCCAATTGTTAGAAATTACCCGTTCTTTTTCAAACCAGTTCAAGATGGTATGGATAATCCAAAGACAGAACTTGCATTTAGATTGCCAGCCTCTAAGATTACAAAGAAGAACATGAACGAGGAAAAGACTGATGAAATTGAAGCATTAGATACTACGATCGACTGGAAGAATACCGCTGACAACTCATACGATGGTGAAAAATTAAAACGCTTGGTAGAGGATGAGGCTGCAAAATTAGAAAAACCAAACAACATATTGAACGGATGGCGCGTAAGAAAGACATGTCTCCGTTTAGGTAGTAAAATCATCGGGAAATGTATGATGGGTTCAACATCGAACGCATTATCAAAAGGTGGTGATAACTATAAGAAAATGTACTATGATTCTGATCCATCGAAACGTTCTGCCAACGGTCAGACAAAATCAGGATTGTATTCGTTATTTATCCCGATGGAGTGGAATTTCGAGGGTTACATCGATCAGTATGGATTCCCTGTGTTCGAGGATCCAAAAACACCAGTGTTAGGGATTGACGGTGAGAAAATTGAAATAGGAGTTATCACATATTGGAATAATGAGGTAGCGTCATTAAAGAGCGATTCTGATGCATTAAATGAGTTCTATCGACAATTCCCTAGAACGGAGTCTCACGCGTTCAGAGATGAGTCAAAACAATCGTTATTCAACCTTACAAAGATATACCAACAGATCGATCATAACGAAGGGTTAATCAAAGAACGTTTCCTCACACGCGGAAACTTCCACTGGAAGGATGGCATAAAAGACTCCGAGGTAGTTTGGTCCCCTGAGAAGAATGGCAGATTCCTAGTGTCATGGTTACCACCAGCTCATTTAAGAAATAAGAAAGAAACGAATAGGCTTGGTAAGTTTCTGCCTGGCAACTCACATTTAGGTGCATTCGGATGTGACCCTTATGACATCTCTGGAGTTGTGTATGGAGCTGGGTCCAATGGATCTTTACACGGTAAGACTAAATTCCACATGGAAAAGGACGCTCCTACTAATCAATTCTTTTTGGAGTACGTAACCAGAACACAGACTGCTGAGATATTTTTCGAGGATGTTCTAATGGCATGTGTATTTTACGGAATGCCAATTCTTATCGAGAATAATAAACAACGACTTTTAGTACACTTCAAAGAACGAGGATACAGACAGTACTCACTTAATCGTCCAGATAGACCGACTCATAAGCTATCTAAATCAGAACTTGAACTAGGTGGTATCCCCAACTCATCAGTTGATGTAATACAAGCACATGCATCTGGAATTGAGACGTTTGTTGAGAAGTATGTAGGATTTGATTCAGAGGGGACGTACCGTGATCCAGAAGAGATTGGGGATATGTACTTCATTAGAACATTAGAAGACTGGGCTAAGTTCGATATTACGAACAGAACGAAGTTTGATGCATCCATTAGTTCTGGTCTAGCAATCATGGCTACTACAGGTTCAGCGATGAGACAAGAAACGGAAAAGTCAAAAATTAATGTTAATTTTGCAAGATACGATAATAGTGGCGTTGTCAGTCAAATTAAGAAGTAATGAGTGAAAAAAAAGAACTAAAAGCAATCATAACGAGTCCATCGTTTCCATCAATAACAGCAACGGAAGAAGAAAAAAAATCTCTCGCGTATGGATTGAAGGTAGCTAAATCAATCGAAGGAGAGTGGTTTAGAAACAATGGAGGTGGATGTAGCTTTTACAATCGCTATGCTGAATTTAATAAAAGACGACGTTACGCTCGTGGAGAGCAGCCGATCGGAATGTATCAGGATCTATTCAAAACGAATGGGGATATGTCATACATCAATCTAGATTGGAGTATTGTAAAGGTCGCTAACAAATTCGTTGATATCGTAGTAAACGGAATGAATGACAGAATGTATGTCATTAAAGCTCAATCAGAGGACATTTCAACCGCTGAGAAGAGAAATCTATTCCAAGAGATGGTTGAGGCTGACATGGTAGCCAAAGACTTCTTAAAACTAACAAAAGATCAAATGGGTATTGATGCGTATAGTATCAAACCAGAAGAAATACCAGAAACAGACGAAGAGCTTTCGTTGTACATGCAATTGAAATTCAAGCCATCTGTTGAAATCGCAGCAGAGGTAGCGATCAGCAATTTGCTTGAAATGAACGATTACCGTGATTCAATTAAGCCAAGACTAGATTATGACTTGGTTACGATCGGTATGGCGGCAGCTAAACATTCTTTCTTACCTGGTGCTGGCGTAGTTCTTGATTACGTTGATCCGGCAAACCTTGTTCATAGCTATACAGAAAAACCTGATTTCTCAGATTGTTTCTATCACGGAGAAGTAAAAACTGTCCACTATACAGAGCTAAGAAAAATCAATCCTGATTTAACTGATGAGGATTTAGCGCAAATGAGAAATTACGGAATGGCATGGTATAATGCATTCCCAGAAGCAAGAACATACATAGAAGATGCATTTAACGATGAGCTTGTTACGTTGCTTTTCTTCGATTATAAGACTGAAAAACGTTTCGTATTCAAGGAGAAAATGCTTGATAACGGAGGGCTTCGAGTAATTCGAAGAGATGAAAGTTTTAATCCAGAACCAAATGGAGATCTAAATTTCGCAAGAAAAGACGTTGTAAAAGAAGTTTGGTACGATGGAGTACTATTAATGGGTAGTAATAAATTGATCAAATGGGGAATTGAGAAAAACCTTGTCAGACCAAAGACTGCTACTCAGAAAGCTGTGTCAAAATATGTGGTTAATGCACCTAGAATGTACAAGGGTGAAATTGACTCAACTGTAAATAGAATGATACCTCATCTGAACCAGATTCAGTTGACACATTTGAAATTACAGCAAATCGTTCAGAAGTTAAATCCAAACGGTGTTTATATTGACGCTGATGGATTAGTAGATATTGACCTTGGAAATGGTGGTAATTACAATCCTAACGAGGCATTAAACCTGTATTTTCAAACAGGTTCCGTAATTGGACGTAGCCAAACAACAGAAGGTGAATTCAACAACGGTAAAATTCCAATTCAAGAGTTATCATCATCTAGCGGTATCGATAAAATCCAATCATTGATCAGTGCGTATAACTACCACTTAAACATGATTCGCGACGTAACCGGACTAAATGAGGCTCGTGATGGATCAACTCCAAATCCAGACGCGTTAGTAGGAGTTCAAAAGTTAGCAGCGTTAAACAGTAATACTGCAACGAACCACATCATGAAAGCTGGTTTGAAAATGACGAAAGAACTAGCAAATGGATGTTATTTACGTGTATCTGATATTTTAGAGTACGCTCCTTTCGCTGAAGAGTTCGCGATGCAAGTTGGTAAATACAACATGGCTATTCTTGAGGATATCAAAGATTTATACTTACATACGTTAGGAATTTATATCGAACAAGAACCAGACGAAGAAGATAAAGCAAAACTTGAAGGTAATATTCAAATGGCACTTTCACGCGATCAGATCGACTTGGAAGACGCTATTGACATCCGATTACTTAAAAATATCAAGCTTGCTAACGAACTATTGAAAGTTAAAAAGAAAGCTAAAGTACGTGCTCAACAAAAACGTGAAGACGAACAGTCTGCTATTCAAATGCAGATGAACATGCAGTCTCAACAAGCAGCTGCTGAAATGAAGCAACAACAAATTCAGATGGAGTCTCAAGTTAAGGCATCAGTTAAACAGACTGAGATTTCAATGGAAATGGAGAAACTTAAATTGGAAGCTGAATTGAAAAAAGAGTTGATGGCTATTGAGTTCGATTACAGTATGCAATTGAAAGGAATGGAAGTTGATCAAATAAAAAGCATTGAGGATCAAAAGGAAAATAGAAAAGACGAACGAGTAAAATTACAGGCAACGGCTCAATCTAAAATGATTGAACAGCGTCATAAAGATCTTCCTCCGGTTAATTTCGAGTCAAATGAAGACAGTTTAGACGGAATGGATTTAAGCTCATTTGGACCAAAATAATATGAAAGATTCAAGACTAACACGCGTTGGTGTTTCTGGATATAACAAACCAAAAAGAACACCTAGTCATCCTACAAAGTCGCACGTTGTAGTAGCTAAAGTAGGCGATACTATAAAAACAATTCGCTTCGGACAGCAAGGTGTTGTAGGTTCCCCAAAAAAGAAAGGAGAGTCTGAATCTTACAAGAACAGGAGAGAGTCATTTAAAGCACGACATGCCGAAAATATATCTAAAGGAAAGATGTCAGCTGCTTACTGGAGTGATAAGGTAAAGTGGTGATTTTACACATATCAAAAAAAATTC